CCATATCCATCTCCGTGATTGGTCATGCGGATGGCTTGGATGTAGGAGTTAGAGTCTTCGATAGTCGGGGTTTGTGCAAGCGGCGCGCCAAGGTTCCGAGTTTCCTCGGTAAACGTCCAGGTGGTGGAGGTGCGTGTGAGGAGACGCGGGGTGTAGGAGGGATGAGTGAACTTAATCACGTCCAGGTACTGCGAATACCCCACCTCACGAAGCTGGGCGGAGGAATACGGCTGGACGAGGGTGAAGACTTTCCGCGCGTTCGTTGCGCCCGCAGTTGTAGTCTGCGTCGTGCCGAACATATTCTTATAGGTGAAAGTATCGTCCGTTTTTGTATGGACGTAGAATAGATTCGGGGACGAGTCGAGGTAGAACAAATCTCCCGCGACATACCCGTGCGCAGTCGCGCTAACTGTCCCCGAAACGATCCCCGAAACTACTTTCGCAGAGTCGAGTACATACCCACCATCTTTAACCAATCGGAGATAGCCAGTTCCCATAACAACCAAATAGGAGGAGGCAAGGTCATTAGAGAAACGAAAAGGGATGAAGCGGATTTCGTCGGCTGGAGTTTGGAGCCAGTCGCCGAACTGCGTTCCTTTACGCTTGAACGCACCTCCGCCAAAATTAATCTCCATATTATGAAGTGTCTTCGCCCCGAGGTCATACTGCTCGAGGTCGGAACGTCCCCAAAGTTCTTCGCCGAACTCGCCGGCGCTAAAGCTGTGCTGGATTGGGCGCATAGGAGATCGGTGTTACCGGATAGATGAAGCGTTGGCCTTCGATGAGGGAGAATCCTCCATCTCTGGCGGCGATCCACGGCGGGACTACTTCGAGGATTTCGTCCTGGTCGATATTCGCGTAGAAAGTCATGGACTCGACGTAGTGCCGCTGCCACTTATCCATGCAGATGCGGTACGCGGATGGATCACCGGTGAGGGGGTAGCAGATTTCCATCGCCAAGGTGTAGGCGATGAGGGTGTAGAGGGCGTTGTCCCAGATATTCGGGTCGTCGACCTTCACCGTGTAGACGAGTATTGCGTCGGTCGAATGGGTCTGGATGGTCAGTTCCCCGTTCAGAAGCTCGAGGGAGAAGTTCTCATACGCGGAAAGAAACCGCGGACGAACCATTCCCTCCGGCACGGCGTAAGCCTTGGTCCAGTTCGGGGAGGGATCACCGTCAACCCACGCGTCCCCAAGGTCGCGTTCCGCGATAAGGGCTAGCCGCGCAGTCGTGCGGAGGTTCTGCCAGTTTGCCGCCGCGAAAACCTTATCCCGCGTCGGGATGTAGAAGAGGTTACACAACTCCGCCTCACGAGTCTGATCGTTGACGGAGTTGAGTTTGCCCCGGGAGCCAGAGGCCCCCAGAGCGATGTTGTAGAGTTCGAGGATCGAACTCATCAGCTGTCCGCGTCCGCGTAAGCCTTCCAGCCGGCCGGATCGGGCGACAGGAACGAATCGATGACGAGGGCAGTCGTGGTAGCATCCGCGGTGATGACGAGGGTTCCGAGGAACTTCTCGTAAACATTCCCCTCGGTCGGGAGCGGGAAGACCCACCGCCGGCCTTTGGTGAACGCGGTATAGGCGAGGATTCCGGTCTGGGCGTGAACCGTTGCGGAACCGTCGGTAGCGACCGCGGCGGTAGCATCGGAGGCGAGGACCACGTTGATAGTGGCCGAGCCGACCGAAGCCGCGGCGGTAACAACGACGAGATGCCAGTAGATGGGCTGACCGTTGCCGATGTCTCGGGCAACCGACAGGTCGATCTGGCTTCCTTCGAGACGGGTCGCAGCAGTGCCGCTAGCCGCCTCGTCGTTGCACATCTGGGTGAGGGCGTCAATGATCATTAGGTCGTCTCCTTACTCGACCAGAGTCTCGTCGGCGGCAAGAACGTCGACACGGTTGATCGGAATACCGTCATGGACGAACTTCCGACGCGGGGTGATGCCACCGACATTCTCCATCGTGAGGGTCGAGGTCTTGGTGAGCAGCGCCTTCTGGGTGCGGTACTTCTCGGCGACAGTGCGGTTCATGTAGAACGCGAGGCGGGTGGTGGAGAAGGCGTCCGACGGAAGCAGCGACTCCATGTAGGACAGCTGCATGGGGAGGTTCACGCCGCTGGACGCATCCGCGACAAGTTCCGACTCATCCACCTGCATACGAACCACGTAACGCCAATCCGGCATCGCGAGGCCCATATCCCACCGCCAATAAGTGCGGTAGACCTTGTAGTAGCCGCCGTTGGCGTCGGCCTTGATGTCCTCGCCCCAGTCTTCTTCCTTGAGCCCGATGTTCGAGCCGCGGGGGACGATGCCGAACACGCTCTTCGGCGACCAACCGATCAGCCACACGGAGGTGACGTCGGTATCTTCACCGATGGAGTTGGTGATGATGTTCTGGCCGTTGGCGGCGGAGAGGGAGTTGAAACGCTCCTCCAGTCCGACGATCTGGTCCGTATCCGACGAGACGCCCTTGAAGATGGCCTCCGCCGCATACTGTCCCATGATTTCGATATGCGGGCGATCTTCCGCCGCACGGAACTCCATGGGATTCGGGGCCAGCTGGACAAGGCGCTTGTCGACTTCGCTCAGCGACTCCAAAAAGCCGCAGTTGTCAGTAACCTGCACCTTGGTGCCCTTCGAGGGCTGGACACCCTGATAGAGCTTGCCCCAGGTTGCGGCGGGGAGACCCGTGCGCACACTGTGGCGGTGACCGGTGAGGAGGTTTCCCTCCTGCCAGACAATTTCGTCCAGGATTTCGTTGGTCTCGTTCAGAATCTCGGCGACCGGCATGATGTTGCCGTCCGGACCGAGATGCTTTGCGAGATCGATGAAGGTAGGATTCGTTGCGGTGAGAGCGGCCATGAGCCGTTACTCCTTAGTTACCATTGAGGGATAGCGCGCGGCCAACCCCGTCGGTGCGACTGCCGTACCGCCTGGAACCACTGGCTTTGCCTCGCCCACCGCTGACGCCACCTTCTCGAGGAAGGAAAACACCGCAGGGTGGGAGTGGCCGCCCGTGATCGCCAGGAACTCCCGGAAATCATCGCCGCCGTACGTGTCGATCACGCCTTCCAGCTTTGTCACGGTTGCGTCGAGCTTGTCACCGTAGTGCTCGGTGATTTGCTTCACGTTATCCGCGATAAGCTGGTTCCACGCCGTATCTCGCTGCGTTCCCTGTCCATCGACAGCCGTCTGCACGCTCTTGACGTAGCGATCCAAGAGCGCGGTCATAGCCTGCTCTGGAACTTTGTAGTCCGACGCGATTTTGGCAAGGAAGCTCTTGTCATCGTCGGAAAATGAGAGACCCTCGGCCTCGGGAAACTTAAACGTTTCCGGGTCGAACGGTGTCGGTTCTGCCGGAGCTTCGGGCGCCGTACGGAGGAGGGGTTTGGGTTCACCCGTGGCGTCGATCGGATCGGCGGGAGGAGTTGCCAGCGCCGGATCGGGATCGGTCGGGGGAACTGCGGGATCGGCCGGGGGAGTCGCGTCGTCGGTCACGAATCGTATTCCTTGATGCTGTTAAGTTCTTCTTGACGGAAGTGTTCGATCTCTGCGTTTTCTTCCATCAACCTGGTGAGGCCTTTTGGGGCGGCGATCGTTAACTCAGAAAGGATTGCGTTCCCCACATTCTGTTCCCCGCATCCGAACGCGGTGACGTAGGGGTCGGGAGAGAAGGGTTGGTTGTTGAGGGCTTTTCCGATTTGAAACAGCCACCATAGGAACCTCCGCCCGTGCTCGTGTTCGGTGAGCGCGGACAGCGCCAATCGGCGAGCTTCGGCGTCATCCCTCTTGAATTTGTTTTCTAGCTCGGATCGGGTCATGGGAGGATCATGCTTGTTTTCAGGGGGAACGGGGAGTGTGTGTAGGGGTGTATCATGCATCTATACACATCTATTTTCCATACCGCTCTCTTATCGCCCGCTCCACGATGTCGAAAGACTTGTTCTGCTCTATAGCGCGAGTTACCATTTCTGGGGTTAGCTTTTCCGCGAACTTCTTATCGATCATTTTAAGCGACGAATCGCGGCCACGTTTTTCAATGTTGGTGGACTTACGTGTTGGGGATTCATCAAGCTGTTTTTGAATCTCTGGTGTGAGGCGGAACTTTGGTAGCGCGCGGAACATTGCTGTTAAGCGTTTTTGCCCTTGTTTTCCATGCTGTTCGCGCATGGCTTGAAGGTTTACAAACTTCTTCTTCTGCTCTGGATCCACGGGTAATAGTTTTTTGGTCTCGGGATCGCGAACATAAGTTCCAGCTTTTCCACCGTATACATCCTTAAACAGCGCTCCGATTCGCGCTTTCATTAACTCATGGGGAGTAGATCCGCGAGGCATTATCCCACCAACTGTGATAGTGCGTTGGCCGCTCCGCCAACCGGGATTTCGGAGAGGGTCTTCGCCCCTTGCGCAAGTTGCGGGATAACCTCCGCTGCCCCGGCCGCCTGCTGCTCCTGCTGCTGCCCTTCGATCTGCGCGCGGATTTCGTCGAGGGTTCGTACATCCTTTGCGGGAATGCCGAGGCGGTCCGCATAGTCCAAGATCAGAACAGGCCAATCAGGAACGAGAAGTGCCTCTTGAACAGCGCCAGCGATATTGCCAAGGAATCCAACAAACCGCTCCACAGGCGCCGCGCCAACCGCGCGTTGAGCGTCGTTGAGGACGGAGGCGTAGTTGATATTGATGTCTTTATTTCCGACTTCGGCGGGGGCTGGAAGGAACATCCCCTTACGTAGCATGATTTTGAAGATACGGCGGAGACTGGTATCGAGGCCTTCCCCTTGGAAACGCTCAAGAACGGGTCCGAGAAGGATGAGCTTTTCTTCAACACGTGCGTCGATCTCCGTTGCGCTGCGGACGGTGTTCAGTTGGGAAATCATCTTGAAGAGGTCGTTGAAGAAATGCTCTCGGATGCGTCCCTGCACCATAACGATGTCGTTCGTCATTTCTCCGAGGGGGAGGTTGATCTGATACGCGGGTCGCATTCCGACGGAAGATGCACCGGAGACGTAGGTGACTCCGTTGGGGAGCAGGGCGGTGGGCTGGTTTTTGAGGGAGAGGTCCGCCACCATCGGTGGAGACATAAGTTTGTCAAGACCTTGCGCTTTACGCTTGGTTTCATGTTGAAGCTGTTTGATGTCGCCGAGGGCGTCGTTGGAGGGACCGTTGCCGTATGCGTCATTGCCGATGATTTGCCAGCGCGGGGTGACGCATGGCCACTCGCGGAAACCTTCGACGGAGAGTACTTCGCCGGGAACGGAATTGGCCTTTTCCCATATGATCCGGCGGTAGGTGAAGATTGGAGCGAGGTTGTATGCCTTCCCCACGTTCGGCTCAATCATGCAGCAAAGATCATGCTTGTCTCCGAGGCGACCGCCACCTTGCCGGTATGCGTTCTTAATCGCAAGAGAGCAGTTCTCGATTCCGAATGCATCTACGATCTGCTCGACCGTCCAACGGAGTTCGTAGGAAAACCGATTGACCTGCTGCTTTTCGTTCTGGCCGAGGGTGTACTCGCCGAGG